TCCCGTGCGCTGTGCTTATGGCGGCTGCACCAGGCCGACCTATTCGGCGAAACCCAGACGATCCTGCATGTGGCTAACCGGCGGCAGACCGCTATGGAAGTTATGCGCCCGGCCGGATTGTGGGCCGTAAATAAGTACGGGAAAAAGGCCGTCAAGTGGGGCAACATGGAAAGCGGCATCGAGATACCTACAGGGGACCGCTGGCTAATCCACGCCGCTAACGAAAGTGCCGGCGTCGGCTACTCGGTATCCATGGCCTTTATCGATGAAGCCTGGAAAGTAAAGAGGGACGTAGTCGATGACGCTATCGCTCCGACCATGGCCGAGCGTATCCAGCCGCAGCTGTACCTAGTCTCAACCGCTGGGGATTCCACCTCAGACCTGATGAGCGTCTACCGAGGTAGAGCTCTCGACCAATTAACCAGCCCCCAGATCGGATCGACTCTGCTCCTCGAGTGGTCGAGCCCACCGGACGCAGACCCCGAGCTCGAGTCCACCTGGCGATGGGCCAGCCCAGAATGGAACGAAAAGCGGGCCACATTCCTACGGCAGCAATGGAATAACGTCGAGGAAAGCGCGTGGCGTAGGGAATGGCTCAATCAATGGGTGACCAGGTCCGACCATTGGCTCAGGGATTCCGTGTGGGCCCAAACCACCTACCCAGATCAGGACCTGCCCGAGGGGACCTGGACCGTGGCGGTCGAGTCCGATTTCGACGGCATGGGCCACGCTGTAGCAATCGCGGCACCAGACAGCGACGGCAACATCGTCACCCGCGTCACCACCCATCGAACGATCAAGGAAGTAGACGACCGGCTAACCGAAATTAGGCAAAAAAACCCAGCGTTATACATCATGGTAACGCCCGGCTACGTCGATCGACTAACCAACAAATTCGACACCCTGGTCGGCCAGCGTGAAGCTGCAGCCGCTACCCAGAACCTGCTCGACCTTTTCGACCGTCGAGCGATCCACCACACGGGCGACCTGATCCTCCAAGAGCACCTAGCGGGATCGACGATTAGCCGACGTCAATCTGGCTGGGTATTGACGGCCCCCATGGGGAAGGCCGGCGTGTACGCGGCTCGAGCGGTCATGTTCGCCAGCTGGCAGGCATCAAAAACACCACGCCCCGTGGCGCAGATATACGCACGCCGCCGCGCATGATATAGGATAACCGTGTGGCGTTTCCCCGTTCACTAAGGATCGTGCGGGACCAGGAGACCATCGCCGAATCTGTCGCAGCGCGGTCGGCGGCCGAGTCTCCGGTCCCGCATGTCCGAGAAGCGACGTATGGTCTAACAGCGCTGCTCACAAACAATCTACAGGCCCGCGTGGGCCGCACCACGGCCATGCAGGTACCCGCGTTCGCTGACGCCGTTAAGACCTACACCCATGTTATTAGCGCGTTCCCCCTGCGCGAGTACGTCGGCGACGATGCAATCGTCCCGCGGCCTTTCCTACAAAAGCCCAGCACCACGCTGCCCTACTCGGCAGTAATTACCCGCCTGGTAACCGACCTGCTGCTATTCGACCGCGCCTACCTGCTCGTAACCGGCCGAGATTGGCAAGGCTTCCCGAACCAGGTTCAGGTCATGCGGGTCGAGGACGTAAACGACCTCACGACCACTAATACCGGCATCGACGCCAACAGCTACCCACCCTCCGATCCTTTCTACTGGCTCGGGAACCGAGTACCGACCCGCGACGTCCTCAAGTTCTACGGCGACGGCTCCGGCGGCTGGCTCGCTAACGGCGCCACCGCGATCAACACGGCCGCAGCGCTCGAGGCCGCTACATTGATGTATTCCGAGTCCCCGATCCCCTCAGTAGCGCTCAAGAATTCCGGCGCCGACCTATCGGCCGATCAGGTGGACGCCTTGCTCGAGGCGTGGGAAACCGCCCGCGCTAACCGTGGCACCGCCTACCTGAATAGCAGCATCGACGCCCAAACCATGGGCTTTAGTGCCCGCGACGTACAGCTGGTCGAGGCTAAAGCCACAGCAGCTCTACAAATCGCCCGCCTGTGCAACATCGACCCGGTATTCGTCGGAGCAGCTGTACCCGGCTCGAGCCTCACCTACGCTAACCGCGTAGACCTGTACCGGCAGCTCCTCGACCTCAGCCTCTCGCCGGTTATGGCGCTAGTGCAGCAGCGCCTCAGCATGGACGACGTTACCCCTCGAGGGCACGCCGTCAAGTTTGATACCAGCCTATTCCTACGTCAGAACCCCAGCGAACTAGCCACCCTTATTACCCAGCTGGTACCGCTAGGCGTCCTGACAACCGAGCAAGCCCAACAGGTACTCGACTTGCCGACTCTCGGCGTCAGCCTGACCCCGGAAGGAATCACACAATGAAAACCCTAGAAGTCGGCGAGTACGTTTTCGAGTACCGCGAGGAAGCCGAGGGCGACGTAGTCGGAGTCGGCCACGGTCGAGCCGTCCCCTACGAGGTCCCCACCAACTTAGGCGGCATCGAGGAATCATTCGCCCGCGAATCCTTTAGCGTCGATGACGTCATCGGTAAGCCCCTGGCCTATCGGCACGACGAGCCCGTCGGCATCATCACGGGAGCTGAGAACCGGGACGACGGCCTCTACATCGATTTTGAGATCGCTAACACGACCCTAGGCAGGGACGCGGCGACGCTCGCCCGCATGGGCGCCAGCCGTGGCCTATCCGTCGGATTCCAGCCGATCAAAAGCGCCTGGGCTAAGACCCGCGACAAAGTTCAACATGAAGCAGCACGCCTCCTCGAGGTGAGCCTCACCCCATACCCCGCATACGCCGACGCAGGCGTATCGGATATCCGAGAAGAAGGAGAAACAATGTCCGAGAGCATGGACACCGCGCCCGAGGTCCAGGCCTCGGTCGATAGCGAAGCACGCGAGCAAATCGCGCAAATTCGCGAGAACATCAGCACCATCGAGGCTAAGGCGTTCGCGTCCGAGCCCGTCCACCCGCTGGCCGCTTACCGCACGTTCGGCGAATTCTCAAAGGCCGTCCTCAACGGTGAGACCGAGACCCGCGCCCTGGTCGATCAGATCACGACCAATAACCCCGGCGTCATGCCTCCTAACTGGATGCAGGAAGTCAAGAACATCGTGGACCTCGGCCGCCCAGGCATCACCGCGTTCGGCACCGAGTCGGCGGGCGAGACCGGCCTCGAATTTAACTGGCCGTACTACGCCGGCGATCTCTCCGCGATTGTTGCCGCACAGGCAGCCGAAAAGGACGAGCTGAACAGCGTCCGAGTCGATATCGCTAAGGGCACGGCCACTCTGGCCACCTACGGCGCAGCGTCAGACATCAGCTACCAGCTGTTGCAGCGCTCGAGCCCGTCCTACCTCGACGCCCACAACCGGATCATGGCAGCGTCCTACGCGCTCGTCACCGATAACGTTTTCGTGGACGCAATCGTCGCGGCCTCGACTCCCCAGGAGTACGTTTTCGCAAGCGACACCGACGGATCGGCTTTCCGTTCCGGCGTGTTCCAGGCGTCCGTCGCCGTCGAGACCGCGACCGGCCGCCCGGCCGAATTCGTCCTCGTCGCGTCGAACGTGTTTAACGCGATCGGTGGCTGGTCCACTTTCTTCCCGCTGCCCTACGGCGTGCAGAACGTGTCCGGCGTCGCGACCGCTGGAACCCTCGGAGTCCAGGTTTCCGGCCTGCCCGTGATCCACGACCGGAACCTCGCAGCTGGCTCGATCATCGTGTCCAACAGCGGCGCAGCTTCCTGGATCGAGGACGGCCCGAGCCTCGCCACCGCCGAGAACGTCGGCAAGATCGGCCGGGACGTTTCGATCTACGGCTACGGCGTTACCGCGACGTACAACGCCGCTGGCGTTATCTCCATGGAAGATATCCCGTAAACCACGGGTAACGATTAGGGAGCCGACGAAATGGCATTAGTGACAGGACAGGAACTAGCCGACGCGCTAGACCTGGACTACGTCGCGCCTATCGACGCAGACCTCGACCAAATTGCCGAGGCCAGCGACGATATCGTCGGCTCCCTAATCACCACAGCCGCCTACACGGCAGAACCAGCAGCCTGCAAAGAGGCAGCCCTAGCTGTGGGCGTCGAAATATTCCAAGCACGGACAGCGGCCGGAGGACAGGCAGTAGCCACCGATTTCTCCCCAGGTGCCTACCGGCTCAGCGTGTGGGTAACTAAGCGCGTAATGGCGCTCCTAGCGCCCTACCTGAACATGGGTGGGGTCGTCGGCTAATGGCCCTCAGTACCGAAGCCCGCACAGCCCTAATAGTCGCCCTCGACGGCAACGGCTACAGGGTTTACGACACTATGCCAGCGGTCCCCAAACCTCCGGCTATCGTCATCATTCCCGACAGCCCCTGGATCGTGCCCGAGCGCATCGGCAGCCCCCTCAACTACCGCGTGCGCTGGCGCGTAACCGTCGTGATAAGCCCGCGCAGCAACGAGGCCGCCACCACAGACATCGAGGACGCCGTAGACGTAGTCCTCGCTAATATTCCTGGCTCGATGAACGTCGAGCAGGTAAACGCCCCACAGCTCCAAGACACCGGAGCCCAGGGCACCGTACTCACCACCGAGATAAATGTCTCGGCCCATTGGAAGGAATAGAAAATGCCAGCTGTGTCAGTTGCTGGGGCCGCGATCAACCTGTCGGTGGACGCTACCCAGTACGAAAGCCAGATCACCACGGGCACCATCACCACGACGCCCACCATCGTTCGCACTAAGACCCTCGACTCGGTCGCGTTCGATCAGACCGACCTTAACTCGACTATGTCGGTCGATTTCCTGTACGACGAAGCCGCCGGCCTCTACGCCGCGTTGCAGACCGCTATCACAGCGGGCTCGACCGTTGCCGTCATCGTCGCCAGCGCCACAGGCACCTGGACCGGCTCGACCATGAGCATCGACGGCCTCGACCTGAACTACGACGCCACCGGAGTCGTAACCGCATCGCTCAGCCTCACCGGCGACGTAACATTCGCCTAAACCGTGAAAGGGGAAACGCCACATGTACCCACAACTAGATATTTACCTGGACGACGAAACCGAGCCGACCGTAATCCAACCACTAACGGTCGATTTCGAGGTAGCCGAGGCGCTCTACCCGAGCGGCAACGTCACCGATAATGGCCTAAAGCTCGTCGTGGCCTACTGTCACAGCGAAGGCAAAGAGCCTAAAACCGTCGCCGAGGTACGCGCATGGGCTAGGACCCGCAAAGTACGAGTAATCGTTGGCAAGACGCCGGACCCTACCCAATCGGATCCGTCCGACGAATGATCGTCCGAGTAGCTATCGCTACAGGACGGCCATTCTCGGAGGTCCGACAGTACGACCCGCAATTATTGGCCACGATCATCGAGGAGCTCCGCGATGGCCCAGAGTAAGGCATTCGATTACCGAATCGACGGCCTTAACTCGCTGCTGCGCGACCTCCGACAACTAGGGCCGGAAGCACAAAAGGAACTACGGGCTGCATCTAAAACCATCGCCCAGAATCGCATGGTGCCGGCATTCCAGCAGGCCGCCCTACAGTATGCGGGCCCGTGGGGCGACAAACTGTCGGAAAGCATTAAAGCGGGCAGCGACCGTCTACCTAAGGTCACTATCGGCGGTGCCCGCATGAACCGTTTTAGTGGTGGCGCCAGCTACACAATGGTCCGGTACCCGTCCGACAGCGGCGACGGCGGCGGCTCATTCGCCCCATTCGAGCGCACACAATGGCTCGACAAAGCACGCAGTTACCGGCCCTACGCCCTCCAAGAATGGGGCCAGGCGGTCGATAAAATTATCCGTAAGTGGGCCGTCTAATGGCTAAAACCTTAACCGTCTACCTGGCGGCCGACCTCAAGAAATTTAACTCCGGCATGGACCAGGCCGGACGCAAGGTAAACGGATTCTCCGGCACCCTAAAAGACAAAATGGGCCCCGCCCTGATCGCAGCCGCCGCAGCAGCTGGCGCGTTCGCCCTAAAACTCGCTAAAGACGGCGTGCAGGCCGCTATCGATGATGAGAAAGCCGTAGCACAACTAGCCAACACCCTAGACAACCTCAATTTTTCCCACGACACGGCAGCCGTTGAGGCATACATCTACCAACTTGAGCGTGCCTACGGCGTCGCCGACACCGACCTACGGCCCGCATACGAGCGCCTAATCCGATCCACGAACGACGTCGAGGACGCTAACCGAGCCCTGAAGTTGGCGATGGATATATCGGCCGCTACAGGCAAAAGCCTGTCCAGCGTGTCCGACCAGCTGGGTAAGGCTTACGACGGCCAGGTCGAGGGCCTATCCCGCCTAGGCGTAGGCCTGGACCGGACGCAGCTGAAAACAATGTCGCTCGATGAAATCATGACGACGCTGTCTAACAATTTCTCCGGCGCGGCCGATGTAGCAGCCGGGACGTTCGAGGGGCGCATGAAGCGCCTAAACACGGCCACAGACAACCTAGCCGAGGCGTTCGGCGCTGGACTACTCAACAGCCTTAATGACGCCACAGAGGGCACACAGGACGCCGTGGACGCCATGGAGGACCTCGAGCCCCTACTGAAAAGCATCGGAGAACTAGCGGGCGAATCCGTAACCGATATTGCCTACCTGGCGTCAGCTCTCGGCGATGTGGGATCGGCAGCCCAGGACGTCACGGAAAACGCTGGAATGCTCGGCCCGGTATTCGATGGAGTACGGAAAGCCGTAGCGCCCTTGATTAATCCATTAGGTTTCGTGGCCGACAGTTTGCGAGCGATTCGCGGCGAAACAGGCAACCTCACCGGCAGCGGGTCCAGCGCAGGGGAACGCGGGAGCCTGCGCGACCTCGAGCAACAAACCGAGGAAACCACGGAGGCGTTCAGCGATTACCGATTCGAGTTACAGGGAGCCCAGGCGGCACTAGCCCGCATGTACGCCCCGCTTTCTAACGTCAATGAGGAAACCAAGGATTTAACCGGAAACACGGGCGGCGCTGCCAAGGCCACAGAGGAATACACCAAACAGCAACAGCGGCTACTGGATACGTCCGAACTGCTCGGCATACAATTAGCCACCACCCGCGACGAGCTCATCGGATCGATCGGCGACCTCGAGGCAGCTACACAAGCCGTTGAGAACTACGCCAACGCCATACAGCAGGACCTCCTCGGCGGCATCAATCTAGGCGCCGTTTACCAAGAAAATTTCGATGAACAGGGCCGCCAAACAGGTAAAAGCCTCATCGACGGTTTCCAAGAGCAGGTAAATCAGGCGGAATGGTTCGGCAATGTCCTAACCGCTATCAAAGCACAGGGCGCAGACCAAAGCCTCATAGAACAAATCGCCAGCCTGGGCCCCGAAGTAGGAGGCGCCCTGGGCCAACAGCTCCTCAACGAGGGCATAATCCCCACGATTAACGCTCAATGGGTAGGCGTCCAGGAAACCACAAAAGCGCTAGCGCTGGGCCTGGTGCCCGAATTCCTCGAGGCTGGACGATTGTCGGCTATCGAGAATCTGAACGGCCTGGCGCAGCAATTTAAGCAGGATCAACGCAAATTTAAGAAACTAGGCAAAGCGATCGGCGAGCAGGTAGGCGCCTCATTTAAGAAACAAATCGCTAAAGACGTTAGGGACGCTGTACGGGCCGTCGAGGCAGCGGCGACAGCTGCCAGGGCCGAGCGCGTAGCGGCAGCGGAAGCCGAGCAGGCCAGGATCACCGAACAGGCCGTAGCCAACGCAATCAGCAACCTGATCCGTAACAGCGATCAGCGGTCGGGCCGTAACGTACAGCCGGTCCTGCAATGAGCATTTACGCCGTCCTCATTAACGACGTCCCCCTTGATCTAGCAGACGTCGAATACAACGTCCAAGTAACGCACGCCCGCTCCGATATTAAATCGGTACCCGAGCCCGGTACGGCCCAGGTGATCCTGAGGGGCACCACGGGCACAGGTATCCAGATCGGCGACGAGCTCCGCATCGGCGCGTATACGGGCATTTGCCGATTCCGTGGCACCGTGACGGATCTGCGCCTGGAGTACCTATCCACCGATCCAGCCATACCCGTCGTAACCGTTACCGGCATCGGCTACCTAGCCCGCCTCGGCCTGCTCACTACAGGTGAGAGCGCATACTCGAAAGAATCTCCCAGGGCTCGGGTAGACGCTGTCATGGCCGACGCTGGCATTGACTACCTGAACGCGGCCGATAACGTCCTCGAGCTCGACAGCAACAACGACCCCACGGTCCAGCCAAAACTTTCCTACCTACAGGTTTTAGCGGAATGGTCCGGCGGTACATATTTTGATGATTGCCGGGGCCGCGTCATTTTCGAGGATTACGGGCAGCGAGGCATCGCCGGTAACCCCGGTATTTGGGAAAACCTGACCGAGTCGTGGAGCTTCTATACCTCGGCCTGGTCCACATTCCCAATCAATAACGCCGCCTCAACAATTCCAGGCTCAGCGATAGCGTGGGCGCCCGAGTGGCAGCAGAACCTCCAAACCCTGATTAACGATATCGAGGTCGAATACAGCAATAACAATATTTACGAGCTCGAGGACGCTTCCTCGATAGCGGCCTATGGGCGTCGTAAATACGACCTGACAACCGAGCTACACAGCGCCGGGGACGCCCAGGAAAGAGCCGAACAGATACTCACAGCCCAGGCGTACCCGCTGTGGAATATCGGCCAAATAACGGTCCTTATGGATCAACTAACCGACACTCAGCGCAACGACGTACTAGCGCTCCTCAACGGTTCCCGCGTCATCATCGATGACCTACCCGCAGGCGGCCCCTACACCCAATTCCAGGGCATTGTGGAAGGCTGGTCGGAGACTTTCACCCCAGGCAGGCATCTGGTCACTTTATCGATTTCAGACCCTCGATACAGCTACCAGACGGTCCCCTGGTCCGGCGTCGATGCGACGCTTACATGGGGAAATGTAAACACGACCCTACAATGGTACAACGTAGTAACAGCCGACGACCTAATCGCGGCCTAAAGGAAGGTGAACTATGGCTACCTCGACCTACGGTACGCCCTACGTCGAGTCCGGCGACCTCGTATCTAACTGGCCTCTGACGAGCCAATCGGTAGCCGACCGCGTAGACGACGTCAGCATTAAAGGCAACGGCGTAAACACCCAGACCGGCACGACTTACACGACCGTCCTAACCGACGCCGGTAAAACCGTTACGCTCGATAACGCGGCAGCTGTAGCGGTCACGATCCCGCCGAATGCCTCGGTGGCCTACGAGACAGGCACACAGATTAAATTCCTGAACCTGGGCGCTGGCACGGTGACCCTGGGGCCTGGTAGCGGAGTGACCCTAAACGGCGACACCCTCACAGCCGACCAATACGTCGGCCTGGCTGCTATTAAGGTCGATACGGACGAGTGGGTGGTGCTCCCTTTCTCGGGGGGAGTTGGTAGCGCACAGATCAGCGACACGCCTACCGGCTCTTATTCGGGATACGAGTATTGGACGTACACGGCGTCTGGCACGCTCACAGTTACTAAGGCTGGTTTCGCTGACGTCCTCGTAATCGGTGGCGGTGGTGGTGGTGGCGGAGCCAGCGGCGGAGGCGGCGGCGCCGGTGGGCATCTTTACATCGAAAACGCTTTTCTTAGTTCTGGTTCCCTTACGGTCACGGTCGGAGCAGGTGGGGTCGGTGGTGTGCCGGACAGCAGCGAAGGCCAATATGGAAACAACGGCATTACTTCACGCATCGCTAGTTATTTTTCTACCGCCGGCGGAGGTGGTGCGGCATTTGCACGAACGTCAACTGCTCAAACTCAAGCCAAGCCGGGTCTAAATGGCGGCTCGGGCGGTGGTGCTGCGCGTGGCAACTTTGGATCAAATAACGCGGGTGGTGCAGGTGTCACCGATTTAGGTAACGATGGTGGCGATGCAAACGTCGGCAGTAGTGGTTCATCTGGTGGCGGTGGTGGTGCCTCCGCTGCCGGCAATAATGGCACGGGAACGGCAGGCGGATCAGGTGGAGCCGGAATAGCCAACAGCATCACGGGTTCCTCTGTGACCCGCGCTGGCGGTGGAGGTGGTTCGGGTACTGGAAGTGCTGGCGTTGGCGGCTCCGGTGGCGGTGGTGATGGCGCCGTGAGTGGAACTGCTACGAGCGGAACATCAAACACAGGCTCCGGCGGCGGTGGTGCAAGTACCGGCGGTAACGGTGGCAGCGGCATAGTCATAGTGAGAGTAGCGGTCTAATGACATATCACAACGCACACGCGGCACGCATTGAGGACGGCATCGTCCGAGAGGTAATCGTTATTCCGTATTGCAACGACGACGACGCCGAAATAACCGTCTATTGCAATGGCATCGGCCTAGCCGGAATGTGGATCGACACGTCCTACACCGGCAGCCGACGCGGCAAGTACGCCGCTATGGGTGACCGTTACGACGCCGACCTGGACCAATTTATTAGCCCAGAACAGCTCGAGGAGACAGAATGACGCAGCACCCCGAAACCTACGAAGAAGCCCTCGAGCAAGCCATCGAGGTCGAAAAAGAGCTCCAAGAGGAGAAGAAAGAGCGTCGAGCCAAGCCTAAGCGCAAGGTGAGTGCGGCCACCCAGGCCGCCCGCGAGCGAGTCCTGGCGAAGCTGGCGGCCCGCTAGTGCCATGGACCTACAATCCCTCGAGGGCCTGGTCCCCCTGGTCACCATCATTACCGCACTATTGGCGGGTCTTTCCTGGATTATTCGCGCCCAAATACGGCTACAAAAAGAATTCCGGCCGAATGGCGGCAGCTCTACGCGGGACACGCTGAACGAAATACGGGCCGATGTGCGGGAAATCCGAGGCAAAGTAGACGACCATATTGATTGGCACATGGGCAACTAGGAGGCAATCGTGGCCGAATTCTTCACTAAAAAGCGCAGACAGTACCTCTATAGCATTGCTCTAGTGATCGTTCCCCTGTTGATCATGTACGACGTCCTCGATGCCCAGGCAGCCCCATTGTGGCTGGCGCTCGTAGCGGCTGTGCTGGGCGTGGCGGCACCTGTAGCGGCCCTGATGAATATGTCCCCTGATCCAAGCGAGTACGCGGGGCAGCCTGAATTCGAGATTGAGGGCGAGTAATGGCCCGGCTGGTAGCGGCAGGCGTCAAGCTACGCAAGCAGGTTGATAAAGCGTTCCCTGGGCGGGATAAGCGCTCGGACGGCTGGATAGGTGATCGAGCCCACCAGGCCCGTAAAAGCGACCATAACCCCGATAGTCGCGGTTTCGTCCATGCTATTGATATTGACGCCGATCTAATCCCGTGGAATAAAAGAGCCTCGAAGAAAGCCGCCCAGGAGCTTGCCGACCAGCTGGTCCATTACGCGGCTAGTGGGAAACTCGGTTGCCACCGGATTAAGTACGTCGTATTTAATGACCGGATCGCCTCAGGTACATACGCTAAAACGTGGTGGCGCTGGCGCGGATCAGGTTACGGCCACTACAACCACATTCACGTTTCGTTTACTGACGCGGCACCTATCCGGGGCCGCCGACGCTTCCCGCTACCGATCCTGCGTCGAGGCAAACCTTAGGCTGATGACGGCTAAGGCTCCGCAATCCCCACGGGTCCTGACGCTAGATGTGGAGAACAGCCCACACCTGGCCTACACCTACGACCTGTATGGCGCGGATATACGGCCTGACCAGATTATGGAACCAGCCCGCCTCTTGTGCTGGGCCGCTAAATGGCTAGACCGTAAACAGGTCCTGTTTGCCAGCGAGTACCACGACGGCGTAGAAGCCATGCTGGACGGCATATGGGAGCTGCTCAATGAGGCAGACATAGTCGTCACCTACAACGGCGTCCGACACGATATGCCCATCATTCTTAAGAGCCTGGTGGAGCGTGGCTACCCGCCGGTAGCGCCCTGGCAGGACATAGACCTATATCAGGTGGTAAAACGCCGCTACAAATTCGCCAGCAATAGCCTGGGCTACATCACTAAAACGCTGAACATGCCCACAAAACTAGCCACAGGCGTCCCGCAGCTGTGGAAGCGCGTACTCGAGGACGACGACAAAGCCTGGACAAAGTTCCGGGCCTACAATAAGCAGGACGTCGTGGTAACCGAAAACCTGTTTAAGGTCCTACAGCCGTGGATTAAAGGCCCTCACGCTGGGCTATGGTCCGGCGACCTGGGCAGCTGCCCATCATGCGGAAGCGACAAACTCGAGCCGGCCGGATTGACCTACACTAAAACGGCTAAATATGCCCGCCTCTTGTGCGAATGCGGGGCATACTGCAAAGTGCTGAACAACGGCCAAACCAGACCTATTTAGGGGGAACCATGCCATACATCAGCAGCGCATCAACCGAGCCGCCCTGGTATCCATGCCCCGATTGCGAACGCCGAGATTGCGTATGCGATCTAGTAGACCCTGTCTGCTGGGATTGTCACAGCCGGACAGAATGCGAATGTGATCCCGATGATTGACGTAGAGCTGGCATATGAGGCCACCGGAATCGTAGGGGACCGGAACGACACTCACGGCAAGCCCGAGGACACCCTCGAGCGCATAGCCCGCATGTGGAGCGCCTACCTAAATGCCGAAGTAACCCCCAGGCAGGCCGCCCAAATGATGCTCCTAGTTAAGATCGCTCGAGCGGAATCTCACTACAGCCGAGACCATTACCTCGACGCAATCGGCTACACGCTCATAGCCGAAAACCTGGCAAGGCCGTGGTCCGTATCCAGGTAGGGGAAGTGGTCATCAGAACCGACCAGGACCTAACGCCTAGGCAGCTGCACGCTTTACTGGGAAAGGCTACGACCGTAGCACTATTGCTACAGGCCCCAGCAGAGGAGCCAGAACGGCCCCTAGTCACGCTAGGTTTCACAAGCGAACTAGCCACGGTCGAGGAGCCAGACCTGTCGGAATATTTTGAGGAGGAGCGCGTCGGCCTTGACTAAAGCCCAGCAAGTTCGGTTATGGTGGGCGCGTCGAAAGGGGAAACGATGCTAGAAGCTCTCGCATTGTCGGCGGTCCTGGCTTCAGGGCCGTTAGCCGACGCTACAGAACCAGAACGCGCATTTCTGCAATGCGTTGCGCACCGCGAATCACGGAATAACCCAAAAGCCCGTAACAAGCGCTCAAGCGCAGCGGGCACCTACCAATTCCTAACACCTACTTGGCAGGGCAACGCTAAGTGGGCTAAATGGAAAGGCACCTATCCGGCCCGCCCATATCCGCAAGCGCATCAGGCCCCCGCATGGGTGCAGCACCTGGTCGCGTTGCACAGCATCAGGCGCGGCGGCTGGACACATTGGTATTACAGCGGCTCACGCTGTAACGCTCTCGGCAGGGCTCTGCCATGAGCTACAAAACCCAGGCTTGGCTCGCATTACCTGGCCTATTAGTGATTATTGGCCTAGCAGGCTGGATCGAGGGGCTATAGTCTGAAACGGCCGTCCAGCCCACACGCATCTAGCGGAGTAGCTCCCATGC